AGAAGAGAAATGGGTATTGTTCGGACGCACGTCCGGCGGGGTGACGGTCTTCGTCATGATGGCTATCCTTCCAGATAGAAAGCCCTTCGTTGGGGAAGGGTGTCCCGCCGCCGGATATACGGAAGCGCTGGAAATCTGGCAATAGGGAAAATGAGATAGTCGCGAGATTATGCAGGTTCATGCAGAACGATGCGAGAACGCCATTCGGGAAGTGACACACCAGTGACACAGAAACGTTCTACACATGTTCATGGCGAAAACCCGCCCTTCAGCAGGAAGCTGACGATCCCCGCGCCGATGCCGCTGATCAGCAGCCATGTGATCCGCGACAGGACTTTCTTGATATCGCCCACCGAGCTTTCGAGGCCGGAAAAGCGGGTATCGATACGGGCGTCCATCGCCGTCCACTTTTCGTCATGGCGGGCGGATTCGATATCCTTCTGCCGCTGCCACGCCTCCAGAGCCGCAATCCGCTGGCTGTTGCCCTGAATGGTATGCTCCGCGCTCACCATGCGGCTGCGAAGATCGGGGTCCGTATCCGATGGGGTCATTTCCAGCACCCTGCCTGCTTGCCATGCTTGTTATGCGATGCCACCTGATTGGCGAATGGCCGATCCTTGGTGGCGATGATCACCGATGTCTCAAGGCTGGGCTGAAGCCTCTGCCACCCTGCGCACGCATTCGAGGCGTTCGGCGTCTGGCAGCTCGAAATGAGCGCACAGAGAGGCAGCATCAGCAGAAGAGATTTCCGCATTGGTCCGTTCCCTTGATTGGATGAGTTCGACGGTCTTTTCCAGAGCAGCCGTAGCAGCCGCCGTTTTGCCGGCCCGAACGCCGTAGAGGTAGGCAGGGGCGGCGAAAAGCGCGGCTCCGAGGACCGCCCCTGCGCCGATCTTGAGGGCGTCGAGGAGGCCGATCACGTCGTCCACCCGAGCCGCTTGGCTGCAGCGTAAGCCATTTCGACCGCAAACCCGATTGCGCCGCCAACGAGGATCAGGAGGTCAGGATCAGCCCCGATCTGGTTGCCGAGGTCGGCATCGAGATAGCCGGCCGTGACGAGGGCGGCGGCGAGATAGCGCAGGGCGATGCGCGCAAGTACGGCGGTCATTTCTTCCATCCTTTTACGATTGCGAGGATTGCAGCGAGGATACCGGCGAGCCAGTTGCCGGACGGGACAGGGCCTTGCTCGATGGTGGCGGGAGGTTCCGGGAAATCGTTGACGACAGAATCCCTGGCCGTGGTGTCGGCAACACTGGTTGCCTTGTATCCGCTGGCAACAAGCGCCCGCTCGAAGGCAACGGCATAGCCAGCGATCATGGCGCCGTTCTTGGCCGTGTCGCCGTTCACGATGGCGCGGGAGTTGTAGTATTTGTAGCCCGGTACATCGGGGTTGCGCGTGATGAGGTAGTCGTAGTCGGAGAGCTTCTTGCCGGTGAAAAGCCCCTGCTCCATCCCGTCAAACGTGGCGCGAACCGAGGATTTTAGGTCGAGCGCCGACGCCTTAGTCAGCCCTAGTTTTTGGTAGTTCTCCTCATGCGTGATCTGAATGAGGCCGCGGCCGAACCACCCTTCCCGCCAGTAGGGTTTCGAGACCCACGGAAGCTGCCCCTTGGCATAAGCCGCGTCGAGACGCTTGATGACGGTGGCGTCGGAAGGGTTGCGGTCCTTGCTGTTGGCATAGACCGTTTCCTTCACCGGCTGCATTTGGCCGCCGGTCTCATGGTAGATCTCGGACAAGATTGCCGCGAGGTGGAAGAGCGGCGTCCCTCGCCTCTCCGCCTCGTCGAGAATGGCTTCAACCCCTTCGACCTGGGCCTGAGATAGAGACGTGCCGAAAACGCCGGACGCGCGCTGGCGCACCGACGCGTAAAAATTCGCGCGGTTCATAACGGGTTTCCTTGATGCGATTGGTTGGCGGATGGTGAGGGCCGTGGTAGAGGTGCTGCATGAAGCTCAGACCAGCCACGATTGACGACGCCCGCCTCCTCTCCGAATGGAGAAATGACGATCTAACGCGCCGCATGTCGATCAATTCTGAACCGGTAGCGTGGGACAGTCATGTCAATTGGCTCACGTCGCGTTTGTCCTGCGATGAGCCAGGTCTTTATGTTGCCGAGGATGGCGAGCCAGTTGGAACTATCCGCATTGATGGCGAAGAGATCAGCTATACCGTCTCCCCTAACCATCGCGGCAGAGGCGTAGCAAAAGCGATGCTATCTCTGGCACACGCACTTTTCGGTGCGAAGATTGCCAAGATCAAGCCCGAAAATCTTGCGTCCATCCGAGCCGCAACCGCCTCCGGGCACATCGTCCAGATCATTTAAAGATTGAAGGCGGCGCGCCAGGTATCGTCTATCTGCGCACCGGTCATGCCGTAAAGCTGGCCGATCAATTCCGTGACAGGATGATCGCGGCGGTAGATCGTGGCGCCGCGGATCAGCATCCGAGCGGCGAAGCGCTGGCTCTCGGGAAGCTGCTCGACAAGAGCGTCCATCGCCGCCGGGATGATCCCGGAGCCGACAGCGTCAAGCGCCTCCTGCTGAGTGATGCGCCCCTCTATCGCCATCTGCTGAAAGAACTGACGGTCGCTGACCTCGGCGGGAACAGGCGTGACGATCAGCGCCGGATCGATCTTGATGATGCTCATGCTCCCACCCCATCGATAAGGTCGGCCTCATCGACAGACCATGCCATGCGCTGGCTGCGATCAGTCGGCACATCCGATACGTCAACGATTTTGAACGGCCTGCCTGTCGGCACATCCTTTGCCGCGATTTCCTCAATGGTGAGGCCGCATTCGCAAGGGATCAGAACGCTGACGCCGCCCTCGTCATTCTGAAATACAATGCGTTTGTTCAGGTCGATCATAGTTCACCTCAAAGCAATAAAGCTGACAGTGGAAATGTCCGCGCCAGCGGTAGGGGCGCCTGCGTAGTAGCAAAATATTGTAGTCGACGCCGTGCTGTATCCGTCTGCAATGGTTGCTACTCGCGCGCCGGTCGGCAATGTGGCGGCGGAGCACGTAACAAGCGTAGCGTAATTTGCATCCGGCATAGGTGTTGCGAAGTTTACGGTATAATTCCCCGTCCCGTTGTCCGTGACTGACGAGACGTTCTTGCTTGCCCGAATGGCGACAGTACCAGTGCCGTTGAAATTCACCCAAGCTTTTACATCGGATGGCACGACGTTCGACAGATCGACGTCAGCATCAGGCATCTTGATAGTGCGCGTTGTTGCCGTCGCAATGGACGAGAGATTGAATGCAAGCCCCTTTGTGCTGTCGGCCGCATCCCAAAGCCGGAAACTCGACAGGAAATAGGCATCCGCGATCTTTCGCGCTGTCTTGAAGACACTGGAGATCAAGCTCGCCAGCGTTACCTTCTTAAGGCTGTTAGAATCCTCCGTGTCGACGACGCCAAATTCGTCCGCATCCACCAATACTGTCTTTGGTGATACGTCATGATGAATTTTTGCCAAGTGGTTGGCGCCAACAAGGTCAACGACATCGCCAATTGGCAATTGCACGGTCGCATTGTTGTCCATCGCCGGAATCACATGATCTCGACTAGCTATACCTTCATCGAGCGCGTCAATCCTGATGCCCATGACTTACACCCATACCTGGTAATTGATGGCGGCCGCATCAGTGATGGTTGGGGAACGGCGGTAGAAGCAGTTGATCGAGTAGCGGCTGTTCACGGAAACGCCCGCAGTCACCTCACCACCTGGTCCATCGTCTCTGATGATTTCCGTTGAGACGAGGGCAGCAAACGGACGCCGGGACCAATTGAAAGTCACGATATTTGTCGTCGTTGCGTTGATCGGCGTGGACGTGACGGCCTCACGGCCGGCGGCAGCCATCTTATGCTTGTTCGTCAGGTTGGTGATCGTCGCGACATTCGAGGAGTTCGTGACGACGCGCGCCACCAGCATATCGTCATAGGCGCTATCGAACGCCGCATTGGTCTCGGCGGCGACGGTCGGGTTATAGCCCGTGTCGGCCAGATCCTTCAGCGCAAAGCCATCGGTCGGGTTCCAGCGCAGATGATAGGTCTTGCTGGCCGTGGTGGAGAGATCGGTCTCGGCGGTCGTATAGGTCCGGATGCCGCGGTGAAGGATGGTTGCCGAGGCAGGAACCCGGATCGTGCCGGTCGAAGGCGCGGTGACGGCAATGACGCCGTTGTTCGTCCTCACTTCCGGGAAGAACGGAAGCCTGTCCTGCGCCTGCGAGAAGAGGATGTAATCGCTCAACTCCCCGCCACCCGTCGCCGAGTTGATGAGCGCGAGGATCGCCTGGAGAACCGTCGTGTCGTCGCCCTCTGTCCCAGCGATGCCACCGGCATCCTGAATAGCCTTCATCTCGGCTTCGATACGGCCGAAGAGGCGATTGAAGAGCGTCAGGTCGGCATCGCCGCAGCTGAATCCATCGTTCTGTTCGTCAACGGTAGGCGAACGGTTTACACCGCCCACGCTACCGAAGGGAGGGGAGAAATCAGCCATGCTAGGCCCTTTCGATCAACAGGAGTAAGGTCGAATGTCCACTCTACATAACCAATCCGCGTCTTTCGTGAGCGGGCCGGTCATGATTTCCTCGCCGTCTTCCGTGACGAGCGAGATTCCATCTTCGGTGACGAGCGGGAGGCCATCAGGCTCCCATGGCTCGCAGAAACCGCCCCACCCTTCACCGAAGCCGAAGATGGGGCGAAGGCCGAAATGCCAACGCGTCGATACGCCGGGAGCAATAGGAAGCGCCCTCGGGATGACTTGCAGAATGGCCGTTTCCAGCGCCGTCAGTTCGCGGAACGGGGCAAGGACGACCTGACCATGCCCCGAGGCCATGATGCGAGCCTGAGGGCCGAACACGGCCTGTAGCGCCGTTGCCAGATCATCCCATCCATATCGCGATTGAAACTGGTAGGACCGGGCGATGAGAAGGCCTCGATACACCTCATCATCCGTGATGCAGATTTCCGAGACGCCATCCTCGCCGCAGGCCAGCCAGACGCCGCCCTCGCAGAAGCCGACGATGGGGCGCGTGCCGGGCTGCTGGGTATCGCAGGCGAAACCGAAAACGGGCTGTGTTTCGCAAACACAGTGGCAGCGCGGGAAGCCCATCCACTTGCCAATTATGGAAAGCTGATCCCCGGTCGCCGTGTCAAGATTGAAGTGCTCCGGCAGATCGCAGATCGCTTGCTGCGCCTGCCAAACTTGGCGAAGATAGGTCCGAATTACGTGTAGGAGTTTCGGGCTCTCGCGGTACTGCGTCAAAATTTTGTTAACGCCGTCCTCGACGAACGTTTCCTGATCAACACAGGTCATGCCGTCACCGTCACCGACACGTCAGCCGAGGCAAGCGATGCCCGCTCGATAAAGCCGATCACGACGTCCTGATTTGCCGACTGCGCAATCCCGTCTCGCTCGCCCTCTATCGAAACGACCTCCACATTCGAGAAGGCGTTTTCGATGATCTGGCGAATCCGATAGAACGTCACGTCATCGCCGTTGAGCAGATAGAGGCCTTGCAGAAGTGCCGTCTTGATCGCCGTTGCCGATGGCGGCGGGCAGCCCATACCGTCGCGGAACGTCCTGACCGTGACGTCCAACGAGACCGGAACGTCGATTGGCCGAAGGATGCGGAAGGTTCTGCAGTAGCCGTCCACGAGGCTTTCGATGGCCGTCGAGCCGTACATGGTCACGCCGGGAACGACATATTGCCGGATGGTCCCGGCGATTTCGTCATCATCGCCGCCGGTGACTGCAATGCAGATCGAGCCCGGCGGCATCAGGTTTTCATCGAGCGCACCCGTGTCATTCACCCAGACGTGCGAGTAGGTCACGCCATCCAGCGCCGCGATTGCCCGGCTTATGTCCTGCAAGTCAATTCTGGCTTGGCCGGCGTTCGTGATTGCCTGACGGAAACTCTCATCGCTCTGCCCTGCCCCGCGTGAAATCCGGCGGATGCGGCCTAGAATATCGAGCCGTATGCCTTCCGCCTGATCGGGGTCAAGAGACTGGTAGACGTCCTCGGAAAGCTCCCAAGCCTTCGTCACGGCTTCGGCGAAGATGGCATTGATCTGCCCGAGCGGAGATTGTGCCGTCTGGATCACGCCCGGGCCGAACTCGGTAATCAGCGCGGCCTCTATCTCGGCAAGCACGAGGGTCAGCGGCTTGCGAGAGAAGCCTTCAGGGACTACGCCATAGTCGGTCAAAGCGTCACCTCTTCGTCGAACATCGTCAGAACATTGATTTCGCGGATCAGAAGCCCGCGCGTTGCCTTGTCGAAGGCGACAGAGAACGAGGTGATTTCCTCGATGCCGTCGGTATCTAGCAGTTCAGCCTTCACGACGCTTTCGGCGAGTGCCGGGTCGTATCCCTTGCCGAGGATCTGATCGAGCCACGGGACGCCGCAGGTCGTGTCCAAGTGCCACTCTCCAAAGAACGTCTGGAGCCGTTGCCTTCCGTGCTGGCCGACCGCTTCCGCATCCATCACGACCGCAAGGCTGCCGTCGTCGCGAAGGAACAGGTCGTTGGTGGCCTCGTCCAAGGCGAGGCCGATGCGAACCGCTGTCATAGGACCATCGCCCGAAGCTTGGCGGCGAGCGCCGCGAATTGACCTTGATGGGTGAGCGGCCAAATGCCCGAGGAAGAGCCACCGGAAACCGTCGTCGTTTCATCGCCCAGCAATTCCACGACCTGCGCGAGGATATCGAGGAAGTTGCCTTCCGCGCCGTTGAGCTGGAACTTGCCGTCTGGAGAGCCTTTCATGCCGAAGGAGCCGGAAGCATTGAACCGAAGGTGGAAGTTCTCCAGGTCGATGTTCGGAATGTTCTGCGACAGGCTTTCCCCGCCCGACAGGCTGGCCCGCATGGTCGATGGGTGGAACTGGCGGGCATCATAGGCCGACGCCTCCCCGCCCGCCTCGAAGTCATCCAGCGCCCGCATCTGGGGTGTCAGCATGACCGGCGTGCCTTCCGGGATGGGGAACGTCATCCCGCCATTGCCCGTCATGGGCTGATCGAGCGGGACTTCGTAAATGACGGGCATGTCCAGCTTCTGGCCGTTGACGACGGGCTTATAGAGCGGCTGCACGTTGACCGTGCGCCCGTTCCATGCCCCGACCGTAACGCCGGGAACCGGCCCCCAGATGCTGGACGCTTCATCCTGCGCGGCCTCGCCGAGGATATCGCCCTCGGTGTATCCTGCTTTCCCGAGATACCCTGTCATTTCGGCTTCACTCCTTCGTCCACGCGCCCGCCCTTGATCGCCTCGCCGGTGATGTCGATCTTGAAATCCCCGGTGTAGTTGTCGCCGGAATAGGTGCATTCCGACACTCGATACATGCCGTCCTTGGCGTTCATTTCGAGCGTCTGGCTCTTGATCTGCACCCGGCGGTTCGGACGGATTTCCGGGTTGAGAAGGCAGGAGACCCGCACGCCATTATCCGTTATGGCAGGCGTGCCGATCATGCCCGTCTCCGGCGTGATGAGCGCCACCGTGCCGACAAAGCCGTCGCTCGGCACGATCTCCAGCGTCTCGTTCTGGCTGGACCAGTAGAAGCCATTGCCCCGGCCAATCGTGTCCAGTTCCCGCACACAGGATCCGCACGCTGCATAGGGTCGCTTGAAGGTCTTGCCTTCCAAGGCTTCCGGGAGCTTGAATTCGCCTCGGCTGAGGCCCTTGGCTTCCATCTGCTTGGCTATGTCGTCGATCACGTCCTTGACGGGCGTGCCGGCGGGATAACTCTTGCTGATCGTGGCACGCCGGAAAGCGGCATCGCCATCCCCGCATGCGATGGTGGTGATGATGTTCGTGCCTTCGCGCCTGTGCTCGACGTCCCGAACGGCGCCCTTGAAGATGATGCCGACATTTCCGGTCTCGCCCGGCGGCATATAACCGGCCTCAAGCGTGATGGCGTCGAACTCCTTGCCCATCCCGTTCCGCGTGGTCTCGGCGAGGTTGTAGAGCTTGATCTCCGCCGAGTTTGGCGAGGACGATATGCCCTTGCTGATGGAGAACTCGATCTTGATCTCATGGGTCGAGACCGGGCCGGGATTGATGACCAGGCCGCCGTTGAACGAGGCTCTGACTTTTCTCAGATACTGGCGCATCAGGCCTCCGCCAACTCTGCATCCGAAGCGTGGAAGAGCTTCACCGTTCCCGCCGGCAGGGCTTGGCGATCAGGAACCGCGCCCGGCGTCACGGCGGCTGCAAAGACCACGCCCAAGCCGAAATTGAACGGCGCGAGCAGGTCAACGCCCGTCACGATGCGCCGCCCCAGAAGGACCGGCTGATCGTCAATGGCAAGATCGAAACTCCAGCGCTCGGAGGTCGGATTGTAGCGCAGTCGGATCGTGACGCGCCGGCCGTTGATGATCGTGCCGAACTGCTGATCGGCAGCGTCGATGATGCGGAAGACTTCCATCAGTCACCTAGCAGGCTCGAAAGATAGGATCGGTCGGCCGGCATGGCCGAAACCACACCGGCATCGCCACGCTGGATGGTCTGGGAAGCGCGATCCGGCGTTGCACCGCCCTTGGCCCGTTCAGAGGTGGCCGGCGCTGCCCGCGTGCTCTTCTTGCCCCCTGGCTTCCCGCGCTCGCTGTTGTCGCCATCAGGGTCAGCGGCATAGGCCGTGCCAACGGTGGTCACCTCTTGCAGTTCAACCCTGCCCCGGAAGACGGAGGAGAAACCGGCGTCACGCTCGGGGAAGATGCCTTTCACCAGCATGTTCGGGAACACCCTCAAGCCGGTGACGAGCTTGAAAGGGACGCGGGATTCCTGAAACGCCACGAGGGCGTTGAACGTGGCCGCCGCGTTTCCGGTTGCGACGTCGAGCCCCACCTTCTTCGGCAGGACAACCGCATGATCAGTTATCCGCGCCCCCGTCTCTACCGCGATTTCCGTGATATCGAGTTCCGAACTCGGTTTTTCCGAGATGACGCAATCCAGTGGCACCGGCCCGATTGCCGTCGAGAACGCGACGATGGAGGACATTTCAATACATCCCCTTGTTGAGAAGGCGGGGCTTCGTCGTCAGGGCGTTTCGGACAGCGTTCTCGGTCTCACGGCCAGCAGCGGCAGCAGCTTGGTTTACCTCGTTGACGGAGACTGTGGCCGTTGCCTTGACGTTGATGGAGCGGTCGGCGTTGTCGTTGATGACGGTCTGGGCCGCCGCCTCCCCGCCGACCTTCGCCATGTTGTTCTGGAAGTTAAGGAACCCATCGAGCGAAGACTGCCGCCCGCCGTCGTCGTTCGCTCCGGTTGAACCGTCGGAACCACCGAACAATGACGACCACCATCCACGGATCGCGTCACCGCGGGCCTTCACGCGGGCCTTATTCGCCTCCGGGGTTGCCTTGGCGGCCTCTTCCGGGTCTGACAGGATATGTTCTTTGCCGCCTTTAAGCAGCTCGATCAAACCCCAGATACCGGCCGCCCCCAGGCCGAGCTTGCCGACCGCGCTGAGACGTCCGACCGTAGCGGCGCCGGCAGCGGCACCAGCCCCACCCATCAGCCCAAGTGCGGAGGCGAGGCTACGCAGCGCGCCAGCGAACATAGCAACACCGATCGACGCGGCCAGAAGGCCACCGGCAGCCGTAGCAATTTTCCCGAGAACGTCCGCCACTTTCTCTGGGTCAGCATTCAGGAAATCGGCCAGCGCGTCGATGAAGTCCCCGATGGCCGACTTCCCGCCGCGCATATAACCGAGAAAGTCATCGAGGACGATGGCGGCGGCGAACAGCGCAGCCCCGAGCGGCCACAGACGAATGGCAACAGCGAAGAGAATCCCTTTCAACCATTCCCACGTTCCCTTGTGCTGCTCGATGATCTCCGCAATTGTTCCCCAATGCGCCGCCATACGCCAACCAAAGCGAGCGATCAGGTCTGTAATCCAGATGAAGGCTTGCGACCAAGACGTCGCCCACCTGTCTAGCGTACCGTCGATTGCCAACTGATCGAGGAACCGCATCAACCTGGCGAGCTGACCTTTCACGGCATCGAAGAACCCCGCATCGCCAATCCGACGCTGGAAGCCTTCCCAGACGTCACCGAGGTTAGCGACCATGCCGTTCCACGTCTTGGACTGCTTATCCATCGCTCCGCCGAAACGGCGCTCGAAATTCTCTGACAGGAATTTGGCGATCTCGACGCCGTTCTTGTCGAGCGTCTTTTTGAACTCCTTGCCGTTCTCGCGCCACGTATAGGTGATCTTCTTCCCGGCGACTTCGGTAGTGATACCAAACGCCTTCAGCCGTTCGTTTTCGCCAGTCGTCGCGTCGGCGATAGCCTCAACGCCGTCCATGATGGATCGGCCCATCGCGCTCGCAGCGTCACCCACCGCCGTCAGGGACCCGTTCGTGGGGTCGAGACCATAAGCACGCATCCTAATGAACGCCTCGGTTACTTCTCCAACGTCATAGGGTGTGCGCGTTGCGAAGTCCGTTACCCAATCAAGAGACTTTCTAGCCTTCTCGGCGCTTCCCTCGATGGTCTCCAGTGTCGCTTGGAAGCTCTCAAACTTTGCAGACGTCTGGATCACCGAACGACCGAAGACGGCCATGGCGCCGGCGGCAACCGTGGCGGCAGCGGCGGCAAACGTTGCTAAGCGCCGCGCAGCCTCATCAATCGACTGGGTGAACGCGCGCAATTTGTCTTGGCCGCGGACCTCGTACCCCAAAATAGCGACAAGTTCGTCCACCACCATGTTATTGATCCTTCAATAGAAAAAGGCGCCCCAAAGAGCGCCTTGATTTCCCGCGATTTTGTTCCCGATAGTCTACTCAGTTGCGTATTTCTTAGCCGCCGCCCTCAGGCGTTCACTGTGATCGTAAATCTGGTCGAGGGAATCGATGATAATCCGCTCTTCAGTCTCGCCGTCGAAAAGTCCGATGTATTTGACTGATCGGTTGAACCAAAGCCGGGCGAGCGGGCGGCGATTATTGTTGTCGACCAGTACCGCGCAGTAAGATTTTGCGTCCCGCATAAAAACCCGCTTAGGGCTGATCGTATCTCTGACTATCGCCTTGACGATCATATAGCCTTCGCGTTCCTCATCCGTTGTCACAACGTCAGGCTCGTCCTCGGCTGGGTCATCGATTGCCTGGATCACCTCTTGCGTGTCAGCCAGCGCGTTAGACAGCCGGCTCTTCACCGAATCCATGATTACTTCGCGGAAAGCCGCGCGGACGATGCCGGTAAACATCTCCTTCACCTGAGCCCGCATCTGGCCCTCGTATACGTTGCGCGAGACAAGTTTCACGAAATCCTCTGACGGCTCTTCAATGAGCTTCGATATTTCCTGCTTCACGCCCGAGGTGTATTTCAGCCGCTCCGCCGTCGCCAATATCGCGGATACGTCGAATGAACCCTTCTCGAACTTCCGAAGCTCGCTAAGTATCCCCGCGTTGAAATCCGTTACGTCAAAGACGAAGAATGGCCGAGTATCCAGCTTATTCGCAGCTTCCAAGTCCGTGTAGAAATTGAAGGTCCGGCCATTGGTCAGGATCGCGAACTTCGCGTTGGTGACGGTGAAGTACCTGAAAAGCTGGTCTAGATGCTTCTTCTCAAGCTGGACAGAAATCGGCTTGCACTCGATTAGTATCCTGATTTCGCCATCAATTTTAATGGCGTAGTCAACCTTCTCACCCTTCTTGCCTACGGCGTCGGCGGTAAATTCCGGCACAACCTCCGTTGGGTCGAAAACATCATACCCGAGCGATCGGAGGAAGGGCAGAACCACGGCCGTCTTCACAGCCTCCTCCGTCGCCATCGTGCTCGAATGCGATTTCACGCGCTCCGCGATTGCGCGGATACTCTCCTCAATTGTGCTCATAGTTCCCTCACCCCAATCTATGGGGGAGAGTCACCGAATGACATTCCAACGTCAAGAGGTGCTGGGGCCTATTGATTACCGCTCATCCCCATGGGTACATTCGCGAAGAAATGGAGGACTGATTCAAATGGACGTTGCTTCTGCCGCAGTCGCCGCCGGCCTCATTTCTATCGTCGGTGGCGTTGTGGGAGCCGTAATCGTCAAATCTAAGCCATGGATTGGCGGCATCGTCGGGCTTGTTTTCGTCGCCACCTCGATCGCTCTTTCCCTCATAAACGTGTCCAACCAACTGGTAGCATTCGCTGGCTGCATCATTATGTCTGGCTTGGTCGGTGGTGCGCTGGGCCTCTCTGGCCGTCAGCTTCCTACTGTTGTCCTTGGCGCTATCCTTGGAGCAACCATCGGCATAGCAGTGACCGGTTCTGGCGGATAGCAATGCTCGGAAAGCTGACGCTCACCCTTGCCTTGATGGCCCCTGCGCCGCTCTTCGCCGCCGATATCACCGGCCGCGCCTCCGTCATCGACGGCGACACTATCGACATTCGCGGCGCCCGCATTCGCTTTGACGGCATCGACGCCCCGGAGAGCCGTCAGAGCTGCGTTGACGACGCCGGCAAGCCTTACCGATGCGGTAAGGTCTCGGCGGAGGCCCTTGATGCGTTCCTCGCCGAATCTCGCCCCGTTTCCTGCCGGAAGACCGGACGAGACCGCAACCGGATCGTCGCGATCTGCACCCGCGCGGACGGCGCTGACGTAAACCGCTGGCTGGTTGCCAACGGCCACGCCATCGACTGGCCGAAGTACAGCAAGGGCCGGTATGCCGAAGAGCAGCGCCAGGCGCAGGCCGATAAGCTCGGCATATGGTCCGGCACCTTCATTCCGCCTTGCGTGGTCCGCGGCGCGCGGTGCGATTAATCCTTCCGGCTCTTCTCCTGCATGGCAGCTTTCAGATCGAGCGCTTCATGGGCGTCCATGACGTCCTGCAGCGTGACCCACGCCCTCAAGTCGGATTGTGTGTAGAGCGGCGGGTCCGCGAGGATCGGACGCCACAGCCACATATTGAGGTTTGGGGCGATGCGCCCCACCTCCGCATTGGTCAGGCCCTTCCCGCCGCCCCGCGGCTGCCACTGCCCGGCGCGGCGGAGAAAAAATCGCCGAACACCTCTTTGAGGACGAAAGCGACGACGGGGATGATAGCCCCGAAGTCTTCGGTGAAGTCGCCATCAAGGTCCATCACCTCATAAGCACCGGAAGGGCGCTTCAGGCGGGCGAGGCCGACGATATCGCCGACGAGACGCGCATATTCATCTGCATCGAGTTCGGCGAATACGCCGGTCAGCACGCCGATAAACCTCACGCCCACCGCCTGCTTCGCCTCATCGGACTGAGCGGCACGAAGCGAGCCAATGAGTTCCGGCAGCTGATCGGCAACACCACCAGCGGCGCGCATGAGGCGAGCCTGGAGCCGCAGCGCCTCGGTAGCAAGCGGCCGATCAACTTTGATCTCCATGCCTCGAATTTTGCGCTCACCCATTGGGGATCTCCGGGTTCCAGTCTGCGGTCCACAGCACCCATTCACGAACCACGGCGTTCACGCCCTTCTGGTCCGTCGGCGCGGTCTGGATGAAGCACTTGTCGGCGGAGCCGCCCTCGCCCGATCCTGCGTCCATGAAGCTGAACGGGAAGGATGCTGCCATGCTCGCCAAAGCCTGCTGCCGCTTCATCTTCTCGCTGAGAAGCCGATGGGTCGGGCTGGTGTGCTGGAGGCGGATGGTGATGGTTGCGCCTCGGTTCGCCGATACCGAGAAGATGCCGGCACCGTCGGCGCCGATGAGGCCGGTCCCCTTGTCGGCGGACGGAGCAACAGAAATCGGATCGTCACCGTCCCAGAGGCCGACGACCTTCTGACCGTCGACCGACGCGGAGACGTTCTGGAAGCCATATGCGGAGGTTTGCGACATTGGTCAGGCTCCTTTAGTACGAGACCACGAAATCGGCCTGCGCGTAATGCACAGCACCGCGGGCGCGGAAGTAGATGGTGATGGGAGGGGCGATGCGGTTCTTGCGCTGGCTGGCGGGAACCGAGAAGACAGACGGCACGTCGATGACGACGGCCGGCTGATAGTCGCCGGTTTCCGGGTTGAGATCGTTCGCGATCAGGCCGGCGCGGATCGCCTGCTGAACCGCGATTCTCGGACCGCCAGCGAGAAGCTGCATGCCGGCGTCATCGAAGCCGACGACGTTGTTGTTGCGCAGGACGTTGAGAAGTTCCTCCTCGCAGCGGGCGACGATCCAGTCGCCGGAATGGATTTCATCGATGAAGACGTTGGGGGTCAGGGTCGAGCCCTGCTCCACCTGATTGATGCCGCCTTGGTCGATATAGATGTTCGCAAGGTGGCCGGTCGCCGAACTCTGGCCGATGGCCGGCACAAACCCGTCGATGGCGCGCGCCTCGTCCGACATGATGTTGATCGGCGTGATGCCGGCAAGCTGCTTGTACTTGGCGGTATATGCCGAGTTGGCGTTGTCGAACGAGAACGTGCCCAGCTTGGCCGCCAGCGCGAAGCCGGGGTAAAGGGTGGCCGTGGGATGGTAGAAGACCGCCGTGCGCTCCACGGTGCCCTTG